TATCAAAAAGTTAAAGACGGATCTGTCACGGTTGGCGGCTGGATCGACGCTTTGTTGGAATATCTCATACAAGGTATCGAAAAAAAGACCTTCACGTTCGACCAGAAGAAGGCGAACGACGCGATCGAATGGATCGAAGCACATACTTTTCATACGGAAGGCGAACTTGCACCAGGCCCCTTCAAGTTGGAACTGTGGGAAAAGGCTTTTGTGTCCGCGATCTTCGGAATCTTGGATTCTGACGGTAAAAGACAATTCCGCGAAGTCGTTCTGATCGTTGCAAGGAAAAACGGGAAGTCCCTTCTTGCGGCGGCGATCATCCGGTACATGTGGATCGTTGACGGTGGATTCGGTACGAAGGTCTACATAGTAGCGCCGAAGTTAGACCAGACGGACATTATTTATAACAACGTTTGGCAAATGACGTTGTTGGATCCGGACTACCAGGCATTGAAGGAACTATGTTCCGAAAAGGACGAACACAACAAGAAACTTCACGACGATTCCGAACTGCCGAAGCACCGGATCGGCGACCTTTACATTACGGCGACAAATTCGACCGTGAAGAAGATCGCTTTTTCAGCCAAAAAGTCGGACGGCTTCAATCCGTCTATGACGGTATGCGACGAAGTGGCGGCTTGGGAAGGCGATTCAGGTCTTAAGCAATATGAAGTGATGAAAAGCGGAACCGGGGCAAGAAGCGAATCAATTTTGCTATCCTGTTCTACTGCCGGATATATAAACGATTCGATATTTGACGAACTACTGAAAAGATCAACAAGGTTTCTTAAGGGCGATAGCGAAGAAAAACGGCTATTGCCTTTTTTATACATGATCGACGATCTGGACAAGTGGGACGACATAAACGAACTTCGGAAAAGCAATCCGAACTTGGGCGTTTCCGTGTCTGTTGACTTCATGCTGGAAGAAATAGCAATCGCGAAAGGATCCCTTTCGAAGAAGGCGGAATTCCTTACGAAGTATTGCAACATCAAACAGAATTCTTCCCTTGCATGGCTTGATACTTCGACGGTCAACAAGTGTTTCGGGCTTCAGCTGAATCTGGAAGATTTCAGATCGTCTTATTGTGTATGCGGTGTCGATCTGTCCCAGACGACGGACTTGACGGCGGCGACGTGCATTATCGAGAAGGACGGCGAACTTTACGTCTTCGCGAAGTTTTGGCTTCCGTCGGAGAAGATCGCAGACGCTACGGCCCGCGACGGGATCCCGTATGAATTATTCATACAAAGGGGACTTTTGGCAACGTCGGGCGAAAATTTCGTCGATTATCACGATTGCTACGAATGGCTGACTTCTTTAGTGGAACAGTACGAAATACTTCCGCTGAAGGTTGGTTATGATAGATATTCCGCGCAATATCTCGTACAAGACTTGGAAGCGTACGGATTCCAGACAGACGACGTATTCCAGGGCGAAAATCTTTACGGCGTATTGCGTGAAATGGAAGGGCTGATGAAGGACGGGCGCGTTCATTGTGGCGACAACGATCTTCTTAAAGCGCATCTGCTCAATGCGGCGCTGAAGATGAATGTCGAACGCGGACGGGGTCGTCTTGTAAAGATAAATCCGAACGCACACATAGACGGAACGGCGGCTTTGTCTGACGCCTTTTGCGTCCGTCAAAAGTGGTACGGCGAAATAGGGGAACAGTTAGCGAACAGGGGTTGAACATGGGACTTTTTGACGCAATATTCAAGAACAGGCCAAAGGAACCGGAGAAACAGTATCAAGGTGCCTTTAAGATGCTGAACGGCTATACGCCACACTTTACGACGTATAACGGTTCTATTTATGAACAACAGTTAATTCGGGCGGCGATCAACGTCCGCGCGGTTCATACGGCGAAATTGAAGGTCGAACTTGGCGGATCGGCAAGACCAGCGCTTCAGAACAAATTGAAACACGCGCCGAATCAGTATCAGACGTGGTATCAATTCCTTTATCGCTTGTCGACGATCCTGGACGTACACAATACCGCGTTTATCTGTCCGGTTTACGACATATACGGCGAACCGTCTGGAATCATAACGCCGCTTCCGCAGAAATGCGAAATCGTTCAATACAACGACGTTCCGTATCTTCGCTATGAGTTTCAGGACGGCAAACGCGCCGCGATCGAATTGGACTATTGCGGGATAATGACCAAACATCAGTACAAGTCCGATTTCTTCGGCGAAACGAACACGGCGCTATATCCTACGATCGATTTAATTCATATTCAGAATCAAGGCATACAGGAAGGCGTTAAGTCGGCGGCGACATATCGCTTCTATGCCCAGGTTAACAACTTCACGAAAAGCGATCAGTTAGCGCTTGAACGGAAAAGGTTCACGGAAGAAAACTTCAGCAAGGAAGCCGAAGGCGGCGGCCTGTTGTTATTCCCGAATACCTACACGAATATCAACCAGATCAAGGCGGATCCGTGGGTAGTCGATTCTGAAGAAGAAAAGATAATCAAGGCTAACGTCTTTGATTATTTCAACGTGAACGAAGATCTTTTGCAATCCGCAGTATACGGCGACAAGTGGGTTGCGGCTTATGAAGGAATATGCGAACCGTTCGCGATTCAGTTTAGCGAAGTAACGACGAAAATGTTGTTCACATTGCGCGAACAATCGCAAGGGAACTACGTTATGGCTTCCGCGAATCGGCTTCAGTATATGTCGAACAAGGAAAAATTGGAAGTATCGGCGCAGTTGGCGGATCGCGGGATCTTGAACCGTGACGAAGTCCGCGAAATATGGAATCTTCCGCCTTTACCGAACGGCGAAGGCCAGGAATACATCATTCGGGGCGAATATTACAACGCCACGGACAAGATAAACGACGAAGGGGGTACAGATAATGAAGAATAAAGAGATCCGCGCGTTTAATTTTGAGGTGCGCGCAGAGCAGAACGAAGAACACGGGCATTATTTGGCGGGAACGCCGATCGTATATAACGAAAAAACGGATCTTGGCTGGTATGACGAACTGATCGAAAGGGGCGCTTTGGACGGAACAGATCTTCGCGATGTTCGGTTCCTTGTAAATCACAATACCGATATGATCCCGCTGGCTAGATCCCGCAACAATAATGTCAATTCAACAATGCAACTTGAAGTGAACGACGGCGGAATGAACATTCGCGTCGATCTGGACGTTGAGAACAACACGGAAGCAAAGGCTTTGTATTCCGCGGTTGAACGCGGCGATTTGGACGGAATGTCGTTCATGTTTACAGTTGACGCTGACGCATGGGAAGACCTGGAATCAGATCACCCGACGCGCCGGATCGAGAAACTTGGAAAAGTGTTTGAAGTATCGGCCGTCACTTTTCCGGCATACGAAGCAACAACAATTTCGGCCCGCGGTTTAGACGAAGCGCTGGAAAGCGCGCGGCTATCGCTGGAGAGCGCAAAAGCGGAAAAGAAGGCGTTGGAACTTCGGAAACAGAAAATCCGCATTATGAAAGGGGTTTAGTTATGGAGATTAAGGAAATGACGATCGAGCAGATCGAGGAAAGAAAGAACGCTATCGTTGCAGAACTTGACAACGAAGGCGCAGACCTTGATGCGCTTGAATCCGAAATGCGTTCTCTGAATGAAGAAATCGAAGCACGCAAGGCTGAAGAAGCAAAAAAGGCGGAAATCAGATCCGCAATCGCTAACGGAAACGCTGGCGAAGTTGTAGTTGAAGAAAAACTTGTAGAGGAGAAAAGAAGCATGAAGACAAACGAAGAAATCCGCGCTTCCAAAGAGTACGTTGACGCTTTTGCGCGTTACCTGGTATCGGAAGACGCAACAGAGGTTAGAAGCCTGTTATCTGAAAACGCAACGGGCGGTTCCGTTCCGGTTCCCGCACTTGTTGACGAGATTATTCGCACCGCATGGGAGAACAACGACATTCTGGCACGTGTTCGCAGAACAGAGATTCGCGGTGTCCTTAAGGTTGCGTTTGAGAGAACTGCAACTGCCGCTAACGTTCACACAGAAGGCGCAGACGCACCCGCTGAAGAAACGCTG